GTCAAGGAAGCTATATCCAGAGTATTGTAAACACAGTCAACTCGTAGAATTCATCGCTTTGATTTTGATTCTCTTTACTTCCATGAATCACACAACTACGTACTGGCCCAGCTTCAGTAAAATGCTTCTCGGTCCCATCCTCACAGTAGGAATCATGGCTAATACACCTGAACATGAGACCAAGGGCTTTAAATCTCTATTAGGCATCTGTTCATTGTTTATTTATTATTCAAGAATGTTCCTAATCCAGGCGCCTCTAGCTACTTTGCTATCCTAGCTTGTAAAACCAAGTAAAGTAACTTACTCAGGGCTCAAGACTTACAAACGAATATTGTATTTACTGCCTTGCGCTCTGCTGTCCATACTCAAAGTAAACACCATTCCTGTCTACGCTGGACTCGACATTCCCAAGTACATGAAATTCAACAAGGCATACGATCCGAGGACTATTTCTACAAACCACGCATGTAAATCAATCAAAACGAAAGAAGGAGACATTAAGGAAATGTTAGTGGTAGCTCTTAACGGAAACAAGCCAGAATTTAGCGAGCATTTACACGCCACTCTTTCCGGGCCAGATCCATTGAACCATATGGGCCCTTTGTGTCATTACGAACACGATGGCACGACACTTATGGCCAAGGCATTATCCATATTTGAAAGATAGCTAAAAACCGGTTTGCAACCAGATCCTATCGTGTTGATATACTTTAAAACTCACTGCGACGATTTTCTCGAACGATTAGTACCTATGATAATGCAAGACTATCCAACTTTCGACTTAGAACAAACTTTGATGGACATGTAGATGCCTGTCAACAAGCACAAGAAGTACAGATTGAACGCTATTAAGCTGCTCACTGAAACCGTTAGATACAAAAACTCTGATTTATACTACAAAGCCATGGTTAAACTATTTGAACGCTTCATAGCTACCGCAATGCAATGGGAAAGATACAAAAAGAGCAAATACTACAACCCATCTGACAGGCCTAGAAACGTAGCCACCCCCCAAGGTATCATAGGTAATGGATTACCTACATTACTCGCCAGAGACTTGATAGTTAGAATGAAAAGATACATGAGCGGTTTCTGCCACGGCAAAAACAATCGCATGTTATCCGAACACATCATGACACACATCACTCATCTGTTGATTAAGTACGAAGGGGAAGTCGTGTGCATTTCTGCCGACGGGAGCAACCATGACGGCCACCAACACATCAGGCTCATGGAGTTGGTAGACTTTAAGTTCTTCGACTTGTTACATGAGCAACATTGGTTAGAGAATGCATTAAGAGCATACCCTACTAGCGATCTGTCATCAATCATTCATAATTGCAACATAATCTACAAAGAAAGGACTGCCAAACTGACTGTCAATTGGAAACAACTCAAAACCGTGAGCCACTTCAAAATCGAAGGTACTGTACTCAGTGGATCAGCGACAAAGACCACTCTAGGAAACACTCTCAGAGTGTACCTGTATTGGAGTTATCTTTGTAAATGCTGCGGTTTGACGTACAACGACTTATACGACTCAGAAGTCACGACCGCTCACACGTACGACGTTTTTATTTTAGTGTCCGGCGACGATGTAGTACTATTCTGCTGTAAACAACACTCAGATTTACTACATAGGACTTACACCATACTGTTCTCCCAAGATAAAGCCAAGAAGAAATTCGGCCTAGGCCAATGCGTCGAAAAACTAACGATCAATCCTTGGTACGACATAGACTTTTGTTCCAAAGTATCTTATTTAGATGCTAAGAGCAGGCTTATAATCACCAGATCTCCAGCTAAAGCTATTTTCCAATCGAACTACCATGTATATTGCTCTGAATTGGGATTCATGCCTTCTATACTACATAGTTATTACGTGTCGGAATGCATAAGGCATGAACTCCCGGGGAGCTTGTCTAAAGCTTACACCTTCATGAGATCCTACGGTTATAGCCAAGATCCTAGATTCGAAAGCTATTGGGTCAAAGCCGTCAAAAGAGGAAAAGTGTCTAACGTCTTACAATTAACGGACGATGACTACTACGCAGATTAGTTCATAAGTAACAAAATGGGTATATCTAAAGACGATTACGATTGACTAGTTATTCAGTGCTGGGCACGTAGAGAGATTCTCGTAACCCAGTACGGACAGTATGAGATACAATACTCCGGATGTCCAAATAACAAAACAGAAACTAATACAAAAGAGCCAACCATGCCTCGTACAATCAGAAAAAAGATCACCTTCAAGAGACAAAAATCTAGAAGTCAAAGTGCAAAATCCAAATCTAGAAGCTAGAGCATTGTCAAGTCCATCCTCAAAGCAAAGAGAAGAACCAACAACCGTCCGAAGAACCAGAAACCTGCGAGAGCGAAAATGATCACGAAAGCACACCACAACCCTCAACACACGACTCACATGGGACCGGTAGTCAAACCTACTTCACAAGCTTTTGTACTCATGTCTATTGATAAAGCAGAATAAAATGCTTACAATAGTACTTACTTTTGCCCCGGTCTCTATCCAACCGCATACTTCGTTGCAGGTAGGAGCACAACCATCAGAACCATACCCGTCAGAGCACACTTCACCGTCGAGAAATTCCTAACTAACGGGTCAAATTTAGGGCAGAATGGTAACTTCTACCTCGAGGTCGGCTGTGCATGGAGCACTTCATCTCTATCGGGTATAGCTCTTAGCTTCCCGATCCTACAAGGAACGCCAGATGAATACATGCCCGGAATCAGCGCCAATAACACGATGTACCCCAATTTCACTGCTTATGGTGGAGATCTAAGCGAGATCACCAGTGCAGGAGGGAAGTGGAAAATCTATTCAGTTAGACTTTTAGTGAAGCCCAAAACCATTTCAGGAGCTGCGTTCGGAAACACCTACGTAGGAACGAGATTTCCTGCAAACACCACCAGAACGCAAGCCATCCAGAACTGTCATGCATCCTACAAAGCCAACGAACCTTTCGTAATGTACAATTCGAAGGTCACTGAAGACATCAGCGGCGGCGTGTCCAGCCAAGACTACTCTACGTACGCATTCTTCGAACACACCGGAGAATCAATCTACACGAATACCCCTACAAAAGTAAGACTCGACATCGAAGTCTACGCGTAGGCGTATTTCGCTAAAGATTACGAAAATCGAGTCACCTACAGCGCTACAGATGTGCCTCCAGCTCAAATTCACACTGAAATTACATAGAACCAGAGGCCCACTACTACTGACACAAGATCACACGATTTACTCAAGGACTCACTCATGCAAGCGCACGATTCGATAATCAAGCCGAAAGTTTCACCTCAGAACTACACCACTAACGTACCGCAATCCATGGTCTCGGATAACATATTCCAAAAGACCATGAAAGTTGCGCACGCAATAGCAGGTGTAGGTTTAAACACTTATGGAGCCCCTATAGCGGGATTCAACGGTGCAGGCGTGAAAGCAGAACCGGAAAACAAACTGGAGAAATTGTGCGCAACGTATTACACCGCCAAGTACAAACACTTGTGCGACGAGTGGACAACAGAGTCGTACGACCTAAAGCCCCTCAGAGAGTAACTGCAGAAACTCGAAGATTTCTTGAGCAACTGGCAACCAACTCTCGAAGAGAGGACGAAGAACTACTACTACCCATAGAACAAACTAGCGAACATCCACAAAGAAGTTCCTTGGGTAGACAAGTCCTACGCCCTTCAATCCACCCACGGCGAGGCCATCAAAGAGGCAGCCTCGAGGAATATGGTCCTGATACAAATACAGGAACACCTCGACGAGCTGACTCTAGACTTGAGAGCCTACGCGTGGTAGAATAAATCCAACGACCAAGAGTCTTGGACTGACGTCAAGACTAATCCTTGATGATAAGGTTCGGTGAACCTTCTAAAATCACCCGTCAGCACAATCTTGCGACGCTCTCTCACGAGAAAAACCAACCTAGCCAGAAGGCTCGTCACCACCACCAACTTTCTCCTCCTACGAAGGAAAAACACTCAACTGTCATCATCACTATGGGGGATGTAAACCCATACGTGCACACAGTTAGTGGCCCTTAAAACATACGAGAGTGCAGATACTCGGGCACACTGCACAGGGAAGAGGAAAGGAGGCCGGTGACAGCGGCAAGCGATCAGGATACAATCCAAATCCAGCTAATCAGCGGATGCCGCAAGTGATCGCAGGCAGGGAGCCAATCAACATCCCACAACCGAACGGACAGAAGTCCACCTG